CAAGAAGTAAATTGGGCAGAGGTAAATAGACTTGAGGAACTAAGAGAACATCAAGACTTTTTATTAAAACTATTAACTAACAAAGATAGTTTTATTCGTAAAAAGATTATTGAACAGAACTTGCAGTTCTTAAACACACGATTAGAATATTATATTACACGTTTAGGTTTACCACATGAAGTACAATTCCAAAGTGACCTAACTGTAACTATTACACAACTTGGACAAGATTTAGATTTTGATAACTTGTCAAGGGGTGAGCGTAACAGATTGATACTTGGACTAAGCTGGAGTTTCCGTGATGTCTTTGAAAGTATGAATCACCCTATTAACTTTGTTTGTATTGACGAACTAGTTGACAGTGGTATGGATACAATTGGTGTAGAAAGTGCATTAGGTGTATTGAAGAAAATGGAACGTGATAGAGAAAAGAATATTCTACTTATTTCACATAGAGATGAGCTAGTTGGTCGTGTACAAAGTGTATTACAAGTTACAAAAGAAAATGGCTTTACTACATTTAATACAGAGATAGAGGTGATAGATGCTTAATTTTATGAACTATGGTATTACTAGACTTGGTAATACAGAAGAAGCAATTATTGTAAAACCTAATTGGTACAGTGAGATGCAAATAGGTATTAAGAAAATGCAAAAACATAAAGGCATTTCTGGTGTACCTAATTTTTTAACCGAGCAAGAAAAACAACAATTAACAGATATTCAAACTCACATTAAAGAAGAGTATGAACTAGAAGTTGGAAACTTAATGGCTCCTACTGTATTTTGTTTATCGTATCTCATTTGGCTTAAGACTCTAGAACGCCCACATGAAGAAGATTATCTTAAAGAATTTACTTTAAATACAATTATTGATGCAGGTAAAAATTTTACCCTAGATAGTTATAACGAAGCAGAAGAAACATTAAAAAAAGTACACAAATTAATTTATGTTGAATATGAAGATTTGTTTATTGATTGTAACACACAGCTAGACATTACTAAAGAAGAAATAAAAAAATATACAACAGATCATTTAGAAACTGCTAAAAAAGTAGCACGAATGGCTGGCGATTACGATATGATAGATGAACTAGATAATTATTCTGTCAGATTATATCGTGGATAATCATCAACGAGAACTTAATTTGAAAAATGGCATAACAAATCCAGAATATGTATTATTACATGCACCAAATACAATAGACGAATCGAAACTAGGCGTAGACGCACTAGAATTAATTAGAAAAGCAATTAATGAGTGGATCAAGGAATAGCGGTAAATGTCCGTGGACTTACAACAATATTGTAGTTGACGAACTTCCTGCTGACTGCGAAGGATTTGTTTATTTAATTACTAACCTTACTAACAATCGTAAGTATGTTGGTAAGAAACTAGCAAGATTTAAAACAACAAAGCCACCTCTTAAAGGTAAGAAAAACAAAAGGCGTGGAACAAAAGAAAGTGACTGGCAAACCTATTGGGGTTCATCAGATCATTTAAATGCAGATGTATTAACAATTGGCGAAGAAAACTTTACTAGAGAAATATTACATTATTGTCCTAGTAGAGGCGTACTAAGTTATATGGAAGCAAAAGAACAATTTGACCGTAGAGTATTAGAAACCGATGAATACTATAACGGAATAATTAATGTAAGAATAGGTAGTTCTAAAATTCTTACAGAACACTTGAAAAAAGGTTGACAACGCATAACTTTCTTGTTATTATAACAAAAGTAGCGTTTTAACTTTGTTTGAAGCAAATAATTAAAGCATCAGATAATTAATAGTGTAAAACCAAAACTCACACAGACACAAAGTCAAGCAATTACTGGCACCGTTCAAAACACAATCAGGCTAATAAAAACTAACACAGGCTTCAAAGCTCCGATTGGTCGGCATAGGTCGACTCACCTTGAGGTTACGTAATCGCGTGACTAGATACTGGTGTGCTTAACAATGTCAATACACTGATTTGACAAATCAAAATGATCAAGCTCTACGAACGCTCGTAACTTGAGGATAGTCCAAAAGTCGATACCATGGCTCCGGATGTTTCTGCGTTAGAAAAGCAGTATGTAATAAGGGTACAGCGTAACCGCCCTTCCTAGGTGTTAAACTAGGTTTACTATGGTACTTGTGGGTGACGTTCTATGTCAAGAACTCAATTTACACTTGGCCCTTAGTAGGCTAAGTGTGAATAAAATATCTTGTCAAGTAACCATTATAATTATCACATAAATAAACATAAGAACTAATTAAAAAAAATAGTTTTTATCTAAAACAATTAACTAACATAAAGAAGCGTAAGCATAAACAGTGAACAAAGCGTTAGCTTTGTGAAACTGATGATATCGTAGATATCAATTATATAAGAGAACAATAACACATATGACGTTGGACGAATTTCAGAGTAAATTTTTAGAGTTTACAGAAAAGCAAGTTGAACCCCTTAAAGATGATGGATATCCTGTATGTCCATATGCTAAGAGTGCCAGAATTAAACGGGCATTACAGTTCATTGATGGTCGTAATGATTTAACAATTATGGATACCTTTGATCCTAAAACATATCAAATGGGTATTGTTTGGTTGGGTGATTTAGATGATATTACTCCTGTAGAGAAAATTTGCGAGGAGTACTCAAATAAAAATCCACATCTCTTATACTTTACTAGTACAAGACAAAGCGGACATTTTGTTAAGAACTTTACTGATTGTGTGTTTATTCAACGTGCTAACGACTTGTTAGAAAAACGCAAACACTTACATGATAATACAAACTATTACGATAGTTGGCCCGACGAATACTATAAACTAATTATGGGTCATTAACCTTTTCTAGCTTTATTAATTTCTTCTACTCTATTATTCATTCGTTCTATCAACAGCTTAATACTGTCAATGGGCATTTGCATAATGTCTTGATAACTGATCGCACCTTCGCTGCGAATAACTATATCTAAATAGTTACCTTCGGTATCTCTGAGATCCTTATTAAACTTTTCAACAATACTTAATACTTCTTCGGGTTGACGAGAAGATATCAACCCCCGAAAAAATTTGCAATATCCAAATCTACAGCAGTTTTCCAAGTATGTCCACAGTCCTGACAGTTAGCAGTAAATTTTGTTTCTAATCCACTTTCACTAAGTTCTTCAACTTTAGATCTAATAGATTCGTAATCATTTTTAGTAATGCTTTGTAACCATTCTCTAATAGTTTCTTTGTCATTGATAACGTCTGTATCTTTTCCTTGTACACTAATAATACAGTTAGTAATTAAATCAACTGTAAGTTCTGCAATTTCAACAAAAGTTTTTCCAAACAATTCTTGTCTAGTAACATCGTCATGTACATCACTTGCCAAGCCTTGAATCATCTTGTTTTGTTTAATTTGCTGAACTTGTAGCATCGTTCTGTCTTTTAAAGTATATGGGTTACATATAATTTTAAAATCACTTGGCAATGTTACACTTTTATCTATTGGTGTATTGCTTATTTTTGATAACATTACATTTGCATCTAGTTGTAATTGATTATCATATTCACACTTTGGACATTTAACATCTAAGTCAATTTCCTTACCATAGCTAGCTTGTCTAATTCCTACTAAAATTACAAGTAAGTCGCTCACTGGCATTGATTCTGGATCTTCAATATCAGGGCAACAACTTTTAATTAAACTTATAGTAGCTTCTCCGTTAAACAATGCATCGGGTGTTTTAGTTATAAGTTCGTCCCTTGCGGTCATGGCATATACAGCTAGCTCGTTATCTATACTAAGTTTTGGTTTTGTTGTATAATATTCACCTCGACTTGGTAATGGAATAAACAAAGCAGGCTTTCTATATGCTTGAATTAATGGGTTCGTCATAATTTGTATTTCTCCAATTATCTACTAAGTTTATGATTTCCATAAATAGTAGTATATATACAATAGTATTTATCTGAATTAAAATACCACTTAATTGGAATAGCATGGATCAAGATTTAATAGACGCAATATACCAACGTTATCCTTGGGCAACTGAGGCTACAATGGAAAAAGTCGCTCAGAATATGAGTGGACAGAACGTTAGTATGGCCGCTATTGCAGCCGTACTGGGCAAAAAAGATGCAGCTGCAATTAGAGATTTAGAATCCAAAGCCAAAAAAAGTAAAGAAGAAGCACATATAGCCGGTGAAGCTGCCGTTACAGCTACAAAAGTAGCCGGCGGTGCAATGCAAAAGATTATATCAAATTCAGATCCAGTTAATGCTACAGCTGAAATATCACATGAAGCTGCTAAAATTTTAGCAAATGCTGGGATAGGATTATCAAACTTGGGAGCAGGTGCAGGTAAAGTAGGTACCGCTCTTAAATTGGGAGCAAGACATGCCGGTACTCCAATTGTTGTTGGAACAGGTTTAGGTGTTATATTTGCAAAACTATTAGGAGAGCAAGAAAAACAAGCCAGACAACTTATTGATTTTGGAGCAGTAGTTTCTGATACAGAGCGTTGGACTAATCTAAGACATGCTACTAGAGATTTGGGCATGGGTTTAAAAGATTTCAATGATGTAATGATGGAAGCAAAAGCCTTTACAGTTCAAGCCCAAGGTGATGCATTTACAGGATCGTTAAGATTAGCAGAATTTTTAAAAACAGTTGACCAGGATAAAACTTTTAGAGATTTTGGTATGGGAATACAAGATCAGTCTAGATTTATTGCTCAAGAAGTACAGACACTATACGAGATGGGAGAAATTGCAAATATGGATGCTGCTGGTAAGCGACGAGTAATTGATTCGTATACTTCAGCAAATAATTTAGCAATGTTTGCCGCTGACTCATTTGGTATGCAACGTGAAGAGGCATTACGACTTAGAGACGAAGCAAGAACTAATGTAGTTTTAAGAACAGCATTATTACAAAATAAGACAGAGATTGAAGAGATTTACGGAAAAGCAGCAAGCAAAAATATTGCAGATTCGGCTGCAGCCTTTAAAGTTTTAAATACACAATTCTTTGGCGAAGATTTTGCAAAAACTGTAGATGGAATTATGGGAAGTTTTGTTGGTGATATTCCGTTTGATCAAGTTGCATCTAATAATATAAGTTCGGAAATGTTAGCAACATTATCTTCTGTACCAGGAGCCAATGAAGCTCTTATATCAATGATTGAAAAAATACCAACATTGGATACTAATAAAGAAAGAGTTGATGAGTTCAAAAAGTTCTTTAAGTTAATGTTTAATGCATCCACAAAAATGACAACAGGGTCACCACAACTTGAGGCATTGAATACCTTAATTGAAAATGTTAAAACTGCCGCTGGTGCTGAAAGATTTTTATTAACAGATACGGATACATTATCATCAGAATTTTATGCAAAATTAACTGATGGAGCAGACACTAGCATTGAAGTAATGAATAGTCTTATGGTTGCATTTCAAAATGCACAAGAATTATTAACACCGGGATATGATACAATGGCTTATGGTTTTGAAACATTGTCTTCTAATTTGTTAAAATTTGGAAAAGGTGTTGCTGGTGCATTTGATAAAATGAATCCTGACACTGACAATACAGATGGTGAACGAAAGTCTAGGTTTGATGAATTTTATGCTGAACACTTAGAAAAATCAATGAACAAGCGCCTGGCACGAATAAATGAAACAAATATAACTTCAAACGTTAATATGGTTGCAATGCAACTGGATTCACTTAAAGCTGAGGAGGCTTTTGTTGCTGAATTATTAAAAACCAAACTTACGCCAACATACACTGATCCAGAATCAGGCGAAGAAATGGGCGGAGAAGCAATGACCGAGGATCAGATATTTGCATTAGAACAAAGAGAATTACAATTAGCAGATGATTTGATAGAACTTAAACAGTATGCAAACTTACTTAACAAGAAAAAAATAGAATTAATAGGACAAGAGGAAAAAATAGATGGCTGATAAAACAAATAATATACTAATAGGTGACGTAGCAATTGATGTTCCTGCTTGGGCTAGTGAGATTACATTAGAAAACTTGTCAATACAAACTGGTAATGCAGTTAAACTAACAGATGAAATGCTACAAGCAGTTAGAGAAAATACTAAACTTGATGATGATTTAATTGATGCAGTTAAGATTAATACAGAAGTTGGTACAACAAATGCAAAAAACAACGAAGCAAATGCAAAAGGAAAAACTAGTATATTATTAAAAGGTGCTCAAGCGATCAAAGACACTGCATCATTCTTTGGAGATTCTGAAAAACCACTGAGTAGTATGGTATCAGCTACAGAAAACTTAGTAGGAAAAATGAAAGGATCAAGTGGTAAACTTGATAAGGCATCAGCAGAGGGATTGCCGTTTGTAAAGGCATTAAAAAAATATGGTAAACAGGTAGGCGGCGTAGCAGTTGACATTGGGTTTGCTTGGGCAGGTTGGAATGCAGCTAAATTTGAACAGTTTGCAGAAGTACAAAAAATGATGATAGACTCGGGTGCTGTTGTTTACGATACTGCAGATGTATTTGATGAACTATATAATGACAGTTTTCAAATGGGCATAACGTATAAAAGTTTTGCTAGTGTTATACAGAACTTTGGTGGAACAATGGTAGGCATTGGAGGAGATACTTCTAAAGGTTCTAGATCATTTTTAAAAATGTTTAAAACATTGTCAGACAATACAGATGTATTAGGAGACTTGGGTATGTCAAATGTTGACTTGATGAATTCTTATGCAGGATTTATAGAAGCTCAGCGTTTAACAGGACGACTAGATAAACAATTAGTAAACGAAGGGCAACCATTAGAAGAAGCTTATAAACAATTAGTACTAGAAGCAGGCGCACTTGCAAATTTAACATCAATTACTAGAAGTGAAGCAATGTCAAAACAACTAGCCGCGTTAAGCGATACAAGTTTAGCAGCAGGTCTATCACAGATGGAAGATAATAATTTTGATAAATCAGCAGAAGCAGTAAGAACTTTTATGAAACAGCTTTCATTATTTAATGATGTTGGAACCGGCGACTTATTGGGACTTGTTACAACTGCTGTTAATAAAACAACATCTATATTTGCAAATAATCCAGAAAACTTTGATTTACGACCTGTATTAACTCAATTGGATGCGACTGCAGCTGGAAGGCTGGAAATTCTAATGCCAGGATTTATAGATAAATTTAATGACTCTATTCGAAATGCTGAAACTTCAACTACTGGAATGGCTGAAAATTTCTTAATTAACGAAATTGCTAATTTCAATCGAGATAAATTGATGAGCACCGAACTTGGTTCAATTTCAGATGAACAAGAATCTTTTTACCTAATATTAAAAAACTTTGGTAACCTAACTAAACTTAGTGTAAAAGATCAAGCAAAAATTCTCGAAGGCAGTATGGAAGAATCAGGCAAATCAACTAAATCAATGAATGATATGTCTAAGATGTTTTTAACAGCACAAGAATTTATTACAATGGATATGCAAAACTTCGGCGAAAATTTAGACTTCGTTTCTGGATTACTAGAAGATTCAGCTCAATGGTTAAGTGGAAAATTTAATGATTATAAAGGCGATACAAGTGTTGTAGGTCCTGACTATGTTGGAGATAAACTAAATTCCGACAATTCTTCAACAAGCACCTCAACTTCTAAAGTATCATTGCAAAGTTTTGTAGAAACATCACCTTTGCCAGTAAATGCAAAAGCAGTTGATTTACCAAGATTAAAAGATAGGTTGACATACCTGCAATCAAATAGTATAATAACAGCTGCTCCAGGTGATAGAACTGGAAGACTTGCGGCTCGAAAAGAACAGCAACTTAATGATGAGATTGCGGCTACTAAACTTATGATTGAACAAATTTATACTGAAATTAGGCATAAAGAGAACATTAAGTTCCAAAATGACGCCAGAGAAGCAATGGGATATATAAATTGATAAATATATATAATAAAAGGCAAATAATATGAGTTGGAAAAAACACTTCACAAAATACAATCCACAAGGTGGAACATCTGGAACTACAAGTAATAATCGCTGGCAAAGTTGGCTACCAGAGGTATATTCGGGTCAACCAAATCGTGTTGAGCGATATACACAGTATGATCAGATGGATCAAGATAGTGAAATTAATGCTGCACTAGACACTATTGCAGAATTTAGTACACAATTAAACCCAGAATCAAATTTGCCGTTTGAAATTAATTATAAAACAAGTCCAACTGATTCAGAAGTAAGTGCATTAGAAACTACATTAAAGCAGTGGGTTGCTATTAACAACTTTGAACGTAGAATATTTACTATGTTTAGGTCTTGTATTAAATATGGTGATCAATTCTTTATTAGAGATCCAGAAACATATAAACTTATCTTTGTACAACCGGGTGACATTGCTAAAGCAATTGTTAATGAAAGCGAAGGCAGAGAAATTGATCAGTATGTTATTAAAAATATAGCACTTAACTTACATGACCTAGTAGCAACTGACACTAAAAAGCATTCAGATGCAACCGCAGTAAATCCAACAACTGGTTATAGTGTTGGTAAAGGAAACTCAGGTATTGTTACGCCAAACTCATCAGGCGGACAAAATTCAGAATTTGCCGTTGATGCAAAGCATGTAGTACATGTTAGTTTAAGTGACGGAATGAATGGTAACTGGCCATTTGGTGACAGTATACTAGAACCAGTATTTAAAGTATACAAACAAAAAGAATTATTAGAAGATAGTATTATTATCTATCGTGTGCAACGTGCACCAGAACGTAGAGTATTTTATGTTGATGTTGGTAATATGCCAGCACACAAGGCAATGAGTTTTGTTGAAAGAGTTAAAAACGAAGTACACCAAACACGTATCCCAAACAGTAGCGGCGGTGGAACTAAAGTAGTTGACGCAGCATATAACCCATTATCAATAATGGAAGACTACTTCTTTGCTCAAACAGCAGAAGGACGTGGATCTAAAGTTGAAGTATTACCAGGTGGTGAGAACCTTGGTGAGATTGATGATTTAAAGTACTTTAATAACAAGTTAATGCGTGGACTTCGTGTACCAACATCGTACCTTCCTACTGGAAGTGAAGACGGTATTGCGGCGTTTAATGACGGACGAATTGGTACTGCAATGATCCAGGAATTCCGTTTTGCAAAATATTGCGAAAGATTACAATTAACATTACAACAGTCTTTAGACCATGAGTTTAAATTATTCTGTAAGCATAGAGGTGTTGATGTTAGTGCTAGCTTGTTCAATGTAACATTTAGTGAACCACAAAGTTTCTCACAATATAGAACAATTGAAATTGATGCTCAAAAGGCAAACCTATTCAGTTCTATTGAAGGAGTACCATACTTATCTAAGAGATTTATACTTCAAAGATACTTGGGTCTTAACGAAGAAGAAATGGTTGAGAACGAAAGAATGTGGAAAGAAGAAAACCAAGCAGGTAATCAACCAGCCGGGTCAGCAACAGGCGACTTAGGTGGTATGGGTCTAAGAGGCTCAGACGTTGATAGTTTTGAACCTACAGATGTAGGAGCAGAAGAAGCCGATGGCGAAGGATTAGATGATCTACCAGCAGACGGTGGCGATGCCGATCTAGGTGGGGACACAGGAGTACCAGACGATGCGATTTAATGAATTAGCACAAAACGAAAAAGATGATAACTTCAATAAATGGGACGAGGATGATACTCGTAGACCTAAATTGACGTTAAAACATCTAAATAAAATGCGTAATAGACGCGAAATGACTCGTAGTGAGCATGCAGATAAGATAGAAGATGTGCAACTACAGTACGGCGCTAGCCCCGAAGCATAGTAAGTAATATACACTTATAATGCACAAAACCCTAGCCGTGGCATCAAAACCACGGTTTTTTTTGTATTTAAGACATCTTGCTCTATGCCAAGACTAAATACACATGTTATAACCTTTAAAGGAGAATGTCAAATGAGTACTCGCGAACGTTATATTAAAGTAATTGAAAGCCTAGTTAATGGTGAAGAAGCACAAGCATCGGATCTACTACACGAAGCATTCGTAGAAAAAGCACGTGAAATCTGGAATGACCTAGTCGAAGCTGACGAAGTTGTTGAAGATGAAGTAGCGGAAGAAGAAATAGATGAAGCGATCGGCGGAGAAAAAGCTGACGACTTTATTGACGACATCGAAGAAGATGATGAAGAAATTGAAGCAGAAGAAATGTACGGTGAAGACGAAGAGGGCGAAGACGCTCCTGAATCAGATCTAAGCGACCCAGAAGCTGAAATGGAATTATCAGACGAAGATGGCGACATGGACTTTGACGGTGATGGTGAAGAATCAGCACACGAAGAAGAGCATGAAGAAATTGAAGATAAGTTAGTAAACGTCGAAGACGCACTAGCAGATCTTAAAGCAGAATTTGCCAAAGTAATGGGTGATTCAGAAGAAGAAGCTATGCCAGAAATGGAACCAGAAATGGAACCAGAAATGGAAGAAGCAGTATCTCCAGTAATTGAAGAAACTGATGCTGAAACTGATGAAGACTCAGAAGAAATCGAAGAAGGTGCAGAACTAAAAGCAGCTCCAGTAAGTATGCCAGCAGGCGATGACGGTAAAGCGTCACCAGTTGCAGGTAAGAACGACATGGGCGGCGAAACAGTAGACATGTCTAAGAAATCTTCAGAAGGCGCTAAAAAAGGCTTAACAGGCGATGCTAAAGATATGAACGTTGATGGTCCACAAGACATAGACGATCTTAAAGCAAACCCAGCAGGCCACGGTGCTGAGAAAAAAGGCAAGGCTAACTAATTATGCTTACACTAAAAGAGAACCTAAGTTACGATCAAGCAAAAATCATTACTGAGTCAGATCAGGAAGGTAAGAACTTGTTTATGCAAGGTATCTTTGTACAAGGTGACAAGCGTAATCAAAATAGTAGAGTTTATCCAGTTACAGAAATTTCAAAAGCCGTTAAGGCAATACAAGAAAAAATTGAAACTGGTTATTCAGTATTAGGCGAAGCAGATCATCCAGATGATTTGCAAGTCAATTTGGACCGTGTATCTCACATGATTGAAAAAATGTGGATGGACGGCCAAGACGGTTATGGTCGTTTAAAACTGTTACCAACTCCAATGGGAAATATTTGTAAAACCCTTTTAGAAAACGGAGTAAAACTTGGCGTTTCGTCAAGAGGTAGTGGTAACGTAGCAGAAAGCGGTAATGTCAGTGATTTTGAAATACAAACTGTTGATATTGTTGCTAATCCAAGTGCCCCGGATGCATATCCAGATCCTCTATATGAGCAGATCATGAATGGACACCGTGGTAATATTTTATTGGA